GTGAAGTAAAGAAACTTGTTACTATATCTGTGGCAGAAGACGGACAGACACAGGTAGTACAAAAGTATGACAAGACACCTTACATTGATGTATTGTGCGAGTGGATTAAAGAGTTCCGTTACTACTTAGAGGGCATCAAATCGTGAAGGATCTCGAAGAGAATTTTATGACACAGAATAAGTTCAGTGCTCTCGTCGAGACCACAGTTCAGAATAATAATGGTCTTATAAATTATATTGAAGCAGTTGCATCAGTATGTGAAGAGTATGAGATAGAAATTGAAAGAGTTAGTAAACTCATTTCTAAACCACTCAAAGATAAGATCAAAGCAAACGCACAGCAACTTAACTGTATCAAACGAACCAGTAGAGGTGTATTACCCTTATGAAAATTGAAGATGAAGACTTCTTTAAATCAGAAGTAGTAAAAGAAGAACTAGATGATCTACAAGAGTGTTATACTGAACTCTTACAGATGTCTCAGGGGTTCCAGTCCTTTGATAAAGAAGCACGACTAAATCATATCAATAAGACACTAGATTTGATTGCAAAACAGAAGGTATTCTATTCAAGACTGCAACTGATGGCAGGATATGTTCAAGTAAATAGCGAAGATGATACAGAGAAGTCAGAGATAAGTGAAATGAAAGAAAGAATAGATCAGATGTCATCCATGTACTCTGGCGGAGGTAATCTGCTGAGTATATTGCAAGTCATGGAGGACAAACTAATGGGTTGGAAGAAGGACTTGCAGGATGGAAAGAGTGGTCACGACTTCCAGATATAGGGGGTTGTCATCGCATAAATAGTATGCTATCATTTATGGTGGCGAACATACCAAATACAAAACAATACGGAGAATACAGATGTCATTTTCATCGCTTAAAAAGTCTAGCAGTTCATCTATCAGTTCACTAACAAAAGAACTAGACAAGATGACTACTAAGGGTGGGGGCAAAGGTCCCGACGAGCGTCTATGGAAACCAGAGGTGGACAAAGCAGGCAACGGTTACGCAGTAATCAGATTCCTTCCTGCTCCTGCAAAGGAAGATCTACCTTGGGCACAAGTCTTTTCTCATGCATTCCAGGGTCCTGGTGGTTGGTACATCGAGAACTCGTTGACTACTGTTGGTCAACAAGATCCAGTCGGTGACCTTAACCGCGTGCTCTGGAATTCTGGTTTAGACTCAGATAAAGATGTAGCAAGGAAACAAAAGAGGAAACTCTCCTACTACTCAAACATCTACGTTATAAAAGATCCTCTACATCCAGAGAATGAAGGAAGAGTCTTCCTTTATAAGTATGGTAAGAAGATACATGATAAGATTGCTGAGGCAATGAAACCTCAGTTTGAAGATGAAGATCCTATCAATCCTTTCTGTTTCTGGAAGGGTGCTGACTTTAAGTTAAAGATAGTCAAGCAAGATGGATACTGGAACTATGATCGTTCTGAGTTTGCTTCTGCGGGTACACTCGGTAACTTTGAAGACACCAAACTTGAAGAGATATATAATCAGGAGTATAGTTTAAAAGACTTTACTGATTCTAAGAACTTCAAGTCATACGAAGAACTAGAATCAAGATTGAATCTCGTTCTTGGAAAAACAAGTCGTGCGTCTGCTATCAATGAAGACGACGATGGTTTAGATTATGAAGATCAGATTGCACAACCAGTTGAAGAAGTGTCTACTACTCCAACACCAGGGTTCGGTAATGCTGTATCATCATTAAAAGAAGAGGAAGACCCTGATCTATCCTACTTTGCTAAACTAGCAGAAGAATAATGAAACGCATCGTAATTGCACTTGCAGCACTGTCATTTGCAACCCCTGCCAACGCACTAACGTGGAAAGAGTTTTGGGAACCGTTTGTTGAATACAGCAATCACCACCATCATTCTTATGACAGGGATTATCATCATCATGAAGACAGTTGTTTGCCAGTGCATTACGATTATTACTACTATGTTCCTGGATATTATAACGGACGTCGTTATGTTCCAGGATACCAACGTAGAGAGACTAGGACTAAGTACATTGATTGTTACCGACCTAGACATCATCATCACTAACCCATATATTATTTCACTTTTGAAACAAGAAAAGGGGGGAAAAAAATTCGCGGTAATTTTTCGCCCCCAGGGTTTTTCATAATTTTATAACATGAACTATCGACCTTACTCGCTCGAATGGCACAGATATCGTTATCTGAAAGAAGCGATTGATAAGTACCTAGATGACTATATTAGTAATGAGGTAATTATTGCTGATATCCATCAAGTGCTCTCAGAACGCTCCTCGCACGCACGCGAAGAATTTACTAGAATCGAAAAACTAGAAAAGGACCTGTAAATGCTATCAACCCAATATCGACTCAGACTCGAAAAAGTCTGCAAACTGATTGCCAATGGAAAAGAGGTGAATCTTACAGAAATGATATGGGCACAAAAACTAGCAAAGTCAAATACTACTGCTGCCACATGGTTGCGTCAAGCACGACAGCGAGCAGCAAATCCCAACATGAAGGAGGGAGGGACCGACGATTTTCTGAATAAGATGGGATTAGGAGAACCCGACCCATCTGATTATAGAGAAGGGTTCAACAGTGCTGACGATATAGGCGAATGGTTCAACCGCAAGAAACCTGATGATTGGAGACAACGTGACTAAACCTACTGAAAACTACGAACAACTAATTCAACGCTTTACGAAGCGTACAATGCAACTCAATGCCAGACAAGATGAAATAAAAGGTTGGTATGAAGAGTATGTTAAAAATGAGAGCGATTTAAAGAGATTAGAAGGTTCTATGCAAGCAATACAATACGTTGCATATGGCAAAATGCCTGGGGATGGTAATCACGACAAATTCAAGGATCACACCCCAGAAGCATATAAGGCAAATATACCAGATCGTTACTAATGGTATTTTGGATAGGATTCACCCTCATGGTCTTAAATGAGGGTTTTGTCATGATGAGACATATATCTCCTTTCTTTGATAAATTAAGAAAGAAGGTAATTAAGAAATTAGGAGAAAACGTGTGGTATCGTCTCCATGGCACTTTGGACTACACATGGATAGGACTGGTCACACTAGGATTGATAATAAATCCCAATAGACTCGCACATTTGATTTTTGTACTTATATTCTGGTTTGCGTCGTTTTGTATATTTTATCTACCACGTTATATTAGTAACCACCGTAACCGCCACCACCAGAAGAACTAGATCCACTACCAGAGGAACTAGATCCAGAACTGGAACTGGAACTACTAGAACTAGATGACTGTGATGTGTCGTCAGATGACTGTGATGCAGTAGATGATGCATCTGTGGTTCCTGCGACTACACCTGATGAATTTACGTCAGTAGATGTAATAGTTGTAGTTTGAGTAGCACCACTTTCAGTTCTAGTAGTGGTAACTGTCTTATTTACTAATTCAATAGCAGAGGCGAACTCAACAGATGGTGTTAAACCATATTCTGTTGTGTATTCGTCTTTTCTTGTTATAAAGACCTCTTTGATGATATTAGGAGTTACCTTAATATCGGATTCGGGGTCTAATTCTTCATTTGGAGCATATTTCATCAAATTCTCAAATTCATCAACGAAGTCCTCAACGTATTCTGGACGTAATAACCAAATATTTGATTTTGAGTCATTTATGCTCTTTTCGTACTCATAGTTAGAAACTGGATATGTGGTATTTGTCACAGTTGTGCCATCTGACCTAATATACTGCCAATTCTCATTTACTTGGATTCCTGCCTTAACAAGCACTTTTCCTGTATCTAAGTCTTTTATTTCATTCGTCTCATAATGATGTACACCAGTTGAGAACCTATATTTGTCTTTTACATAATCTTGGAGTTCCTGTTCAGACAAGGGCCAATCGTCATATACGTTAATTATGTTGTTGCATATTAACACGACCCAATCGTATAGTGAGTCTCCATATACCTTACTTGCAATGAGATCTGGTCTTTCGTTATTAGCGATAGAATACTGTTGAAATCCAAGGACACTCTCCTGCATTTCTTCGATAAGAGTGCATTTTCTGAATATATTTCTTGCAATAAAAAAATTGCGAAAAGAGCTCCTGGTCTAGCTGTAATAAGAATAGGTGAGGACCCTGCTAGTGGTGTTTACGTCAATAACAAGGAAAAAGCATGTTCAAGGGTTGGAATAAAGAGCTCTATCTTTCATCTAAATGATTGTATAGAGCAAGAAGAAGTTGAACAATTAATAATCAAACTTAATTCTGATAAGGATATTGATGGAATGTTGCTGCAACTTCCCATTCCAAAGAAGTTTGATGAGCAAAAACTGATCAGCCA